AAAACGAGGCTACCCTGCCTGTAGACCAAGTAAGCGTGTCTCAAGTAAGACACCTAAGACTGCTTCAGAAATGTCAAGTGCCGAAAGAGCACGTTTTAAACGTGAAAAAACAGGCAGTAAAAAGATAACATACCAACATAGACGTAAAAAAACTACCAAAAGGAGTAAGAAATGACTGAAATCACACCAGAAATGCTTGACATCATCGAAAAGGTCAAAGGAAAGCGAAATCCTGCCCTCTGGGATCCCAGATGTGAACAATATCAGGCAAAAATGTCAAAAGGTACTGTAAAAAAGTCAACAACAAGTTAAACTAATCTTAAATACTCTTTTTTCTTAGGACAATGGCATTTTTTCGTGGCGAAGAAGGTTCTGTTAAATTTAAAAACGGATCTGGAACAACAGAAGCAATAGTTTCTACAACAAGCTGGTCACTGGACATATCAAAAGATACCTTAGATGTAACGGCACACGGGGCAACATCAAGATCTTTTGTAGGTGGCCTTATCTCTGGAACGGGTTCTGTAGATTTTCTATACACCGCAGCCAGTGGTAATGAAACTGCTAATTTACTTGCTGATGTATTAACAGCAGAAGATCCAGCAGACGCACAATTTGAGTTATTCTTAGATACATCTGGTAGTAAGAAAGTAAGTTTTAGTGGAATCGTTACAGGAACAACACTATCTGCTGCAACAGGTGATCTTGAGACAGTAAGTGTAAGTTTCCAAACTTCTGGTGCTATTACCAACGCTGCATAATGCCTAAAGGCTCTTACTCTCCCAAGCAACGCAAATTAGCTGCTGTTGCTCCACCAAAAGATAAGATCACATCTGCTGATCTTAAAAAGTTACGTTCCAAAAAGAAAAAGAAGAAAAAGAAATGAAGAAAAAGGAACTTACAGCTAGACAGAAAACTGCTTTAGCAAACCACAAGAAAAAAGGTACTCATACTGCACAGCACATGGCAGTCATGAAGAAAGAGATGTTGAACGGAAAGACATTTATGGAAGCACATAGAATAGCCATGAAAAAGAAAGGAAAGTAATGCCACGTAAAAAAGGAGTCAGTTTATCAGTAGGAAGAGGCGAAAAGTCCAAGAAGGGAGGACTGACTGCGAAAGGACGAGCAAAATATAATAGAGCTACAGGAAGCAACTTAAAAGCACCAGTAACGGAAAAGAATCCAACAGGAAAAAGAGCAGCAAGAAGAAAGAGTTTCTGTGCGAGAATGAAGGGAGTTAAAGGTCCAATGAAAGATAGTAAAGGCAGACCAACTAGAAAGGCATTAGCATTAAGAAGATGGAGGTGCTGACATGACTTACGCTGTTCCTGGCCCAATACGAACAAACATAATTTCATCTACTTCAGCAGGAGGAGATGATAGTCCTTTCACTAGAACTAGAGCAGTTTTAGACATGATGAAAGGATGGGAAATAATGAAAGCTGTCACCGAGGGCACTGACTACCTAAGACAAAACAGTGAAGCATTTCTACCACTAGAACCAAGAGAAGATTATGACGCCTACCTCGCCAGAGTAAACAGGGCAGTATTCAGTCCTTTCACACAGAGATTAATAAGAGCAGCTACAGGATTAGTTCTTCGTAAACCAATAACACTAACAGGCGATCCATACTGGACAGAAATGTTCAAGATGGATGTTGACGGCTGTAAGTCAGATTTAGATGAATACGCAAGAAGAATACTTATGTGTTCATTAACTTATGGTCAGAGTCATATTCTTGTAGACTATCCAGCACCATCAGGAGCAATAAGTCTAGCAGAAGAACGAGCACAAGATCGTAGACCATATTGGATCGAAGTAGACCCCACCAATCTTTATGGCTGGCGATTAGATAGAGAAGCGAATTACGGCAACTTGATACAAGTGAGACTGGCTGAAAAGGCAGTACTACCAAGCGGTCAATTTGGCGAGCAAGTATTCGATCAGATAAGAGTAATAGAACCTGGTAGGTATAGAGTATTTCGTAAAAAAGAACAATTAGAGGAAATGTATGATGTTTCTGATAATAGTTCTGTAGGTGAATTTGAAGTCGCAACAACTCAAAAAGATTACAAACAGGTTGAATCTGGTAGTTTTTCTCTCGGTGAAATACCTTTAGTTACTATTTATTCTGGAAAAACAGATAATTTAGTCAGCAAACCACCTCTACTCGACATCGCATATCTAAATCTTGCACACTTTCAAAGACAGGCAGATTTAATACATAGCTTGCATGTTGCATCTCAACCTATGCTTGTAATGGAAGGATATGATGACCAGACCAAAGACCTTGCTATATCAGTAAATTACGCAATGGCAACTCAACCAGGTAATAAAATTTACTATGTAGAACCCGCTTCAAGTGCTTTCGATGCCCAATCTGCTGAAATAAAAGAATTACAAATGCAGATGGCTACGTTAGGAATCAGTACACTATCACAACAGAAATTTGTAGCTGAATCAGCAGATGCCAGGAGACTGGATCGGGTAGACACTAACTCCATGCTCGCAATGGTATCTATGGAACTAGAGCAAAAACTTCAAAAGGCTTTCAACCTCTCGGCTGAGTATGTTGGAATCGAACCACCTGAAGTAAAAATCAGCAGAGACTTCGACATCGAAAGATTAATTGGACAGGATATTACAGCTTTAACATCACTATTCGATCAGCAAGTCATTGATAGAGAGGAGTTCAGGGATATTCTCGTACAGGGTGAGGTGTTACCTAATGCTAATGAGGTCAAACCTGAATAAGCTGCTAGAATATTAGATAAGTACTTTAA